CTTTCTTAGTTGGAGAAAGCACGGTTAATCCCAAAGGTTTCCCAGTGGGCCAGATCGTACCTTAAGCATCATCGGGATGACTAATCCTTCACTTGACACCGACACCTTAGCGATCGTTGAAACGGAACCATATTCTTGTCGTAGCGAACGTAGGTTCTCGCCTGCGGATTATCCAATCTCTAACCTTTTTACCATCGGGTTCGGTAATTAACCGAGATCCCCCCAAAAGTTTCCAAATGGGGGTGGTAGTTAGAGCTCTAAGGAACTTCCCGCAACCAGGTTGTCTCGCCTGCACAAACAGACTAGCAGGACAAACGCTTTTAACGCCTGCTTTTTGGGCCTGATCTTAACTCCTTTATGAGCTAAAGCTAAGCCCGCCCATACCGCTTTGGATGCGGAGAACGTTGTAGTTGGTCGCGAACATGTGCATGACTTGCGAGTCGGTGGCGTTCGCCTTAAGCGTGACCGCGACTTGGGCGTTGTCGATGCGCGAGAAGTTGCACGTACCGGTCGGCTGGTGCTCTTCCGGCTTGAGCGCGAAGGAGTAGGAGTACACACCCGGGTACGGAGAGCCGGAGTGGTGGTTGAAGGCTTGCACTTGGTTGAAGTACTTACCCTTTTGTTCCTTGAATCGGTCTTGACCGTTGAGGACCAACTTGAAGGTGTCGAGCGGACCCGCGGAGACGGAGAGCGCGGCGCCTTCTTCGGACCATTGCTTGGCGGAACCCGAGGAACCGACGGAGAGGAGCGGGGCACCGGTACCTTCGGAGATCGGCACGTGGCAGTTACCGTACGCCGTCGGGTTGGCTTCGAGGACGACGGAACCAGCGGTCGCGGCGTTGGAGGTGAAGTTCCAGTGTTGGGCGTTGGAGGAGCCACCATCGTTGAAGCACCAAACCAATTCCTTGATCGGGTGGTTGTAGGACAAGCGCACTTGCTTGGTGGAACCGGCCGTGACCGTGTCCGTGCCAGTGTGTTGCACTTGCTCGATGAGGTATTCGTGACCCTTTTGGGCGAAGCGGCGGCGCTCTTCGGTGTCGAGGTACACATAGTTACCCCAGACCTTAAAGGTGGAACCGTCGGTGTATTGGGAGAATTCGGAGCTCAAGTCGAAGTCAATGCGCACTTCGTGGTATTGAAGCGCGATGAGCGGCAAGTAGAGACCCGGGTTGCGGTTGAAGAAGAACAACAACGGGAGGAAAACCGTACCGGCCGTGGAGGCAACCGGGTTGGTCGTCATCTTACCGTAGTTCGCCTTCTTGGAGTCGTCCAAGTACAACTCCGAGTACAAACGCCACCACTTTTGGTAGTGCTTGTCGATGCGTTGACCACCGATGGAGAGTTCAACATCCTTGATCGCACGTTCGGCGACCCAGCACGCATCAAGGTTGGCGGTACCGGCCTTGGTGCCGAGGGACGCGGTGACGAGTTCGACGTACATGTCGCCGATCAAATCACCGTTGCGGGCAATAGTGACGGACACGCGGCCGTTGTTGGACGCGGTGCCGTTGACAGTTTGTTCGATGTTTTCCATCGCGAAGTTCGTGTGTCGCTTGTACACAGCTTGGAAGAAGGTAACCTTCGGGTTACCCGTCAAGTACACGTCTTGGGCGCCATACGCCACGAGTTGCATGAGACCACCGGCCATTGTGAGAGTTTTGTACTATATACCAACATTTTTTTTCCGCCTGAAATCGCACCGACTGCGAAATTTTCGTCTCGATCTTTTCTCAGTCCACATAAATGTCTGATCGCCCTGAAGAAGAAGTGGAAGAGTTTGTGTCTGATGATGATATCATTAATGATGAAGAAGAGGAGGTCTTCGATGAAGAGGAAGACGAAGAGGAGATTCAGGGCGACCTCGGATTTTTAATGACCGGTTTGCTCGCGACGCCGGATGGAGACACGGTGTGCTCCGCCCTGGTGAATATCGCCACTCAACTCGAGATGCAAAATAAGATCCTTATCAAGATGCTCGCCAAGCTCTCCAAAAAAGACAATTAGAAAAATCAACCCATGATTAATAAAATGGAAGATGGAACTCATTACATCGACAAAGACCCCGATACCCGGGAGTCTCAAATGGAACAAATGAAATGTAGAGTCCAGTCTCTGAATCAAGAAGAGGTACTCCAATATATCGACTACATGGAAGAAAAGTGGTGTTTGAAAAAAGGCTCCGGGTTTAACTCGGCCTCGCTTGGATACACGCAGTTACTCAACCCCGAAGACATCGGTGAGGATGGACGGGTTTTGAATTATGATATGAAAGCGATCGATGATCGACGATCGAGATATATCAAGATCCTGAGTGAACTGTATCACAGAGCGAGTGCCATTAATATTCAAGAGTTGGAACCGGAAGACGATGGCCTGAAAGTATCGAGACGAATCAATCGAATCATTGAACAGGTCAAAGATGCTTTTTGCAATATAAACACACATAAAATAGCATACGAACGTGCTGAGAATCCAACCGTCGAACCCGAGATTTTTGATTCAGACCCTGCTACGTTTAGAGGTGTCCCCATGGACGACAGTAAAGTCGACGACGCGACACCTTTTCAGAAATCCATTCTGTGTGCCCTGAAGGTTTTGTACACGAAACGATTTCGAAGATACAAAGGTGACTGTTGCGAACAAATCACGTATAATGGATACGATACACGCGCATGGAAACCCGTCAAATCGATTAACGAATTTGTCTACGAACTCGGTAATAAGGAATATGATTTCGGATTATGGCAGAATCTCACGAGTAATCCGGGTGTGTTTCGACACCTGATTGAACACTTAACACACTGTCAAGACGTTCAGTTTCCTGAGATTATAAAAGATCGTCACATGTGGTCGTTTAGAAACGGAGTGTTTTTCGGAAAGCGTTGGTCTCCGGATACGGGTGCATACGATTGTAAGTTTTACTCGTATGAGAGTCGCGAATTCCGATCACTCGATCCGACCAAGGTGAGTTGTAAGTTTTTCGATCAGCAGTTTGATGATTTCGATCACATCGAAGACTGGTACGATATCCCAACACCGCATTTCCAGGGTGTTCTCGATTATCAAAAGTTTGACGAACACGTCTCGAGATGGATGTATGTCATGGGTGGTCGTTTGTGTTTTGACACGGGTGAACTCGATGGTTGGCAGGTTATTCCTTTCTTGAAAGGTATTGCCCGTTCGGGAAAATCGACCGTGATTACCAAGATTTTCAAAAAGTTTTACGAACCCGAAGATGTAAAGACTGTTTCGAATAATATTGAAAAGAAATTCGGTCTCTCGAGTGTCTATAATGCTTTGATGTTCATAGCTCCAGAAATTAAGGGTGATTTCTGTTTGGAACAGGCAGAATTCCAATCGATGGTATCTGGCGAAGACGTCTCCATCGCTATCAAGGGTCAGACGGCAAAATCGGTGGAGTGGAAGTGTCCGGGTGTGCTCGGTGGAAATGAAATTCCAAACTGGAAGGATAACTCGGGATCTGTGCTTCGTCGTATTCTTCCGTGGAACTTTGCCAAACAGGTCAAGGACGCAGACACACAACTCGATGAGAAACTTAACCAGGAAATCCCAGCTATTTTACTCAAATGTGTTCGAGCCTATCTCGACTACGCACAAAAATACAGAAACAAGGATATTTGGAATGTTGTTCCCGAATACTTCAAAACCGTCCAGAAACAAGTCGCGATGGTGGCGAGCACGTTACACAATTTCCTCGAATCAACGAATCTGGTCTATGGATCCGAGCTCTACGTGCCTCAGAAGATCTTCGTCCAGGTATTCAATCAGCATTGTCAAGCAAACAACCTTGGTCGACCAAAGTTCAATCCAGACTTTTACGCCGGTCCGTTCAGTTCGCGAGAAATCGAAGTGCGCGAAGAATCACTCACATACAAGGGTCGCGTCTATCCGAAGCAGCCCTTCATCTTTGGTCTCGATGTCCTCGAAGAAACGCTTCAGTTTAGCGATGACCATTAGAAAAAAATACCAACCATATATAAGATGAGTCAAGCGTCACTCAGGGAATTTCTTAAAAATTCCAACGTCGAAGTCACAAACAGTAACTACGAGAATGATGAGAATCTCCAACTCATAAGTAACATTGAGAAGGAACTTCTTCGAGATCAGCACGTTCCACAACGCCTCGAAAGAAAATTAGCGAACAGTAACAACATTTTAAATACTAACAAAAGTGAATTAGTTGTGAGTAAATTGAACATGGGTATGTTCAACGCCACCGTTAATAGAACCCTGAGCCCCGGTGATCGCGTCGATCTTATCGAAATCCTGAAAATGACACCTTACCCTAAACGAACCATCCCGAACGGTCTCACCGTTGAAGTCAAGGAGATCAGAGGCTACTATGGACAATTCAAAGTTGGGTATTCCTCGACGCGTGAGTATGGACAAAAGGGTGATCTCGATAAGCCCTTTTTCACCGTACAATTAGCCGTCAATGTATCTAATGGAACCGAGACGAAGGGGTGGACGATTAATATTTACAAGAATGGAAAGATTCGTTTCTCGGGTGGGTTCGTCGGTACCGATATCGAAAAACAAGCCGAAGAAGTTCGAAACTACATCGTGACTTCCTACACTACCGGCAAATATCCGTTTTTGTATAACGCGTTTGAATACAACAATTTAAGTGGTCAATTCAAAGTGAATGGAATAATCAAATTGGTTGACATACACAGAAACTATCAAAAGTATGGACTCAAAGAATCTTCGTATGAGCCTGAATTATCACCATTTTTGTTTGCAAAGTATGCACTCTCCGGTGAAGAAGACGCCACGTATATTATTTCCAAGAGTGGTAATGTTCAAATCTCTGGGATTCGAACTCCGGGACGTATGCTCAAGGCATACAACGTAGCTTCGGATATCATGCACTCGGCGACGCGTGATGGTCGCATTACGATTTCGGCGAAAAAGGTGAATTTCGCGCGACGTAAGAATTCATCGACGTGTCCGAAGAACCGTCAGCCACCGTGTAAAGCTGGTTTCGAAGAACGCAAAAATAAAAAGGGGTTCGTGTGTTGTTACAAAATTCCAAAAACTAAAAAGAAGACACCGACAGCGCCTCGTGGTAATGCACTCCCGGTCATTAATGGAAATATGATTGGCAAGCGTCGATGTGATCGTTATTCTCAACCCGAACTGTATGATATCGCCAAGAGACTCGGTATCGTAAACATTAAGAAGACCACGAAAAAGGAAGATTTGTGTGCCATGATCAAAAAGGTTGGGAGTGAAAAGGCACAAGTCGCGGCGTTCAAGAATGGTGGTAAGGAATACAGACTCACGGGGAGTGGCGCTACTTTCCGCATTGGTAAAAAGATGGCTAAATTGTACACGAAGGACGATCTCATTCGGTTCGCGAAGATCATGAAAGTAAACGTCAATGCGAAGAATGATAAAATGACCATCGCCAAGAAATTAGAAAAGGAACGAAACACGATCGCCGCGAAACCAAAAACGCCACCCAGGCCAAAGCCAAAACCGGCACCGAAACCATCGAGAAAGAACATCACACAACAAAAACGTAACGCGGAACGCGAAAAGGTCATCAAGAAACGCGGTCTCGATGAAGCTTCCATTCGAAGAGATATCATGCGTCTCTATGGAAAACGGTGGATGACGCGATACAAACCATCCATCGAAAACGACGTTCGTGAAATGAAAGCGAAGCTCAATGGCATGGGCCGTTTCGGAAACAAGCGTGGTATTCCATTCAAGAAGGATGTTGATCTCGTCAAGAAGCGCATGGTACAACGCTGGAAAAATCAGCGTGGTCGCGAACTGGAACGCAAGTTTATCATGAATCAAATAAATACGACCAATGTTCCAAACGCACTCAAGAACCGATACAAGGTCGCGGCAGTGAATTACATCATGACGCAAGGTCCGACCATGGCACAACTTAATAAGTACAAGAATACGTGGATTAATCTGCATAAAGGAAAGTGATCTTCTTAAAGAAAATGGACAAGTATCAACAATTCTGTCTAGATGAGGCAAAGTATCACATAGACAGATCGAAGGAGATCTTGACCGAAGGACTTCGAGATCCTAAGAAATATTACGACGAAATGCAAGACTTTTATGCCAAGTTGGCTAAACTGTTTCCATTCATGGTCATGCTTGAACACATCGAATCTCACACTCCCGATTCGGAAACGGAGGAAAGTTTATCACGTACGCAATCTTCAACCCAGTTAGATTCAGGTAGTTTTGCGCCTGCAACTCCGCCTGCTCATTGAGTGTCTTAATCGTTTTAAATTCAAGAACAACTGTATTATTGATGATAATATCCGCACGCACATTACCTATTACGTGTCCCTCAAAGATAATGGGTACAATACGTTCGGTTTCATACGGAACATTGTATTGTCTCAGTAACACTTCCATAGCATTATGGTATACTCTCTCACTGAACCCTGGTCCCAGTTGAGAATATACCTTTTTCGCAAACGCCTCGACGTCGACCATGATTTATTTTTTACCCTTCGCTTTAACAACTTTATTTCGAATATTGTTCGTTAAGTTATAGCCTGTCATATTCTTGAAAGCCACCTTGTTACCAGCAGTGGCAGCAGCTCTCGCCATTGTGGCCGAAGGAGCATTCGGTCTTCGTGGCACGGCAACTTTCTTAAAGTTGAGAAACTTGAAACTATTTTGACGATTTTGACCAACAATCATGATTGAATTTTTATTAAAATCTTGAGCAATTTTTGCGATGCTTCGATCTTTCGCGGATGTCATAATGGTGACACCCGGAAACCAGCGTCTAAGAATTCTCATTTTGTTTTCCACTGGAAGTGGGTTCTTAGCATTACCAACCGAGTGTGACACAATGACAATAGGCGTCTTATTAGTGCGACGCGCTGTCTCAATGACCTGCTCAATCATAAGTCTGTGTCCTTTGTGTGGAGGATTGAAACGACCATAGGTGAAGACAACAGACTTCATTAATAATGTCAGAGAATATAAATGTGGTGGCCATTCAAATATATACGAATCAGTTCGACTAGAAGTTTCAGTTACTTATTGGGAGAATAATCTTATTATATAGTATATGGCCACGTACGCTCAGCCCACGTGTGAATATATCTATAAAGTCTCTTCCCTTGAAAAGGTCGTCGACGGTGACACGATTGATGTGACCCTCGACTTGGGCTTCGATGTGTGTACGCGTCAGCGAGTGCGTCTTCTTGGAATCGATACTCCAGAGTCCAGAACATCTGACAAAGAAGAGAAAGTATATGGCCTCCTCTCAAAGAAGAAACTCAAAGAATGGTGCCTCAAGGCTGTGGAATCTGAGAAGGATGATATCGAGATCGAACTCAGATGCCCAGAACGGGACAGTCGCGGTAAGTT